GGCCCGCGCCACCGCCAGCGCCGCCAGCCCCACGCAGTCCAGCCCGGTCAGCGGCGAGCGGCCATGCAGCCGGAACGGCACGCCGAGCAGCGCCAGCGCCTCGGCGGCAATACGATCATCCAGGCCCATCGCTCAGCTCCCCGGATAGCGAGTGAGCAGGTCCATCCCCGGCAGATGCGGCTCGCCCCGAAAATTGACGGCGTTGGCGAAGCGGGTTGCGCAGGTCTCCAGCCGCTTGTCGCAGCCCTCGACCAGCAGCGCGAGCGTCCCCGCCGCCACCGGGAAAGCCGGCGGCTCGGCGAGGAACAGGTCGTTGCCGTCCTGATCGACGATCATCTGCACCAGCCCCGTATTCGCCCCGCCCAGCCAGCGGACATGGCCGAACGGGTAGAGCCCCGCCCCCAGCCCCGCACAGCGCAGCCGGTCGCCCGTCACCTCTGACACCCGCACGATCCGCCGGTGCCGTCGCATGTCGATGCGGCACGCGCCATCGCCCAGCCGCGCCCGGCAGGTCGGGCTGGTGACGGGCGCCACCGCCTTGTCGAGCAGCGCCCCGGCCCCGCGCAGCGTCACCGCATAGCGGCCGTCCCGCCGCTCGACGCCGCCCAGCGTGCCGCGCGCCAGCTCCAGCCACAGCACGCCCGGCTCGGTCCATTCGGTGAGATGGAGCAGCAGCGTCGCCCCGTCCCATCGCCCCGCGTCCAGATCATCCTCTGTGATCGCCGCCGCGCTCAACGCGCCCTCGATATCGGCCAACTCGGACGCGCCATCGCCGCCGCGCACCAGCGCGCTCGGCGTGATGCCCGGCGCCGCCTCATAGCGCAGCCCCGCCACCTCCAGCGGCCGGTCGTGACTGGTAAGGCCGATTGTCACGCCGTCGCGCCGCTCCAGCCGCCAGCAGAAGGCGAAGGCGCACAAAGGCTGCGCCAATATCTCCGCCACCCCGCTCATTCGCGCACCTCCACCAGCGGCACCGAGGGCACGACCCCAGCCGCGAACGTCTCCCGGTCGATCTCCAGCCGGTCCTCGGCAAAGCGCACCGGCACATCGAACAGGAAGCCGGCGGTGACGACCATCCCCTCCGCCGGCGCGTCATCGAACCGCACCTCACCCAGCGGCCCGAGCTGCCACCCCGCACCCAGCTCGACCCCGTCGACCGCCACCCGCACGCTGCCCGCCACCGGCCGCGTAATCATGCGCACCTGCGCCTCCGCCCCCGCGCCGTAAGCCTTGCGCAGCCGGAAGCCGGTCGCCGCGCCGTCGCCCGTGCCGATCATCTGGTCGAGCGGCCCCGGCGCCACGCCGAACGCACCCGACGCGCCATCAAACGGATCGCGGAACCGGAACCCCCGCGCCGCCCCCCGCCGCGCCCGGAAGAAGGCGATCAGCGCCGCAATATCCGCCTCGGATCGCACCCCCGGCCCGGCATCGAAGCTCAGCCGCGCGTCCGCCCATTGCGTGCTGCGCTGCTCATGGCCGGAGGCGCTCTCGATCACCCGCGTCGAAAAGGCCGGGGCCACCTGGGCGCGCCGGCCGATAGCGAGCGGAAAGGACACATCGTCAAAAGCCTGCATGGCCGCGTCTCCCGCAAGGTTGAAGAAAGTGAAGCCGTCGCGCGCCACCTGCGGCAGCGCCCAGATGAAGATGGCGGCCGGATCGCGCTTTCGCGCCGCCTCCGCGGCCCCGGCAATCCGCGCCCAGGCGGTTCGCACCTCGTCCGCCGAGAGGCCAGCCGGCACGAAGCCCGCCAGATAATGCTGCTCGCCCGGCGGATAGCCGAGCCGCGCGTCGACCAGCGCCCGCGCCGCCGCCGCGCGCGCCGTCTGCCCGCCCGTCACCCAGTCGTAATCCTCGGTTTGCAAACGGTGGAACGCGGGGGCCGCCCAGCCCATCGGCAGGTTCGCACGCCGCGCCTCCGGCATGTCCGGGTCGAGCACGGTCGGCAGATAGGCGAGCAGCAGCAATTCCGCCCCCGGTGCCTCCGCCCGCACCGCATCGGCCAGCGCCGCGGTCGAGGCCGCCAGCGCCACCCCCGCCGCGTCGAGCAGCGCTATCTGCGCGCCATCCAGCGCCCCGCGCATCGTCGCAATCTCCGGCGGCGCCCCGCCGAACAGCGCCTTGGCCGCAGCATCATAAAGGCACGGCCGCCCGTCCGGCATGATCCACCACCACGGCTCGCCGATCTGGACGCGCACCGCCAGTCCGGCAGCCCGCGCGACCCCCGCGAATGCCCGCGCCACCACGCGCAGATAGGCCATCGCCGCGTCATTGGCGGGCGAGAGCAGGGTCGATGGCGGCTCCCATCCGGTCAGCGCCGGCGCCCCATCCCACGCCCGCTGCTTCCACGCCGCCGGGCAATAGGCATCGAACAGCTCATAGGAGAGCGACAGGATCAACTCGAACCCCAGCGCCTTGCACCGGTCCGCGAAATCCGCATGCCATCGCGCGCACGGCGCGTTCAGCGCCCCGCCGCCGGGCGCAACCTCGAACCCGCCCGCCACCGGCGCGAGCCGCATGAAGTGGCTCATCCCGACATAATGGTTGATCGCCCCGCGATAGCCGAGCGCCAGCGCCTGCCCCACAATCCGCTCGGGCGTCTGGTTATAGGCGTCGTCATAGCCGGTCGCGATAGAGAGGCCGTGCTCGGGCACCATCACATCGCCCACGGTCAGCACCGAGCCGGACCCATCGCAACGCATCCCGCTCAGCGCGACCCATCCCTCCACCGCCGCCGGGAACACGCTGGTCCCATGGTCATAAGCCGGCGGTACGATGGAGATGAACATCCGGTCGATATCGCCCGGCCACACCGGGTCAGCCTCGCCCGGCAGCAGGAAGCCGCCGCTCAGCGCGTCGAACGGCAGGGTGATGACGGCATCCTCGGGCGAGCCCTCGGCATAGTTCCACAGCCGCACATACCAACTGCGCGCCGTGCCGCCCGCGTCGCGTCCCTCGATGGTCAGTGTCGGCCCGTCGATGGCGTCGAGCGCTTTCACTCCGCCGCTCCGCCAACGGAACCGCAGCGTGCAATGCGCATAGTCGCGCACCGTCGCATAGCGCAGCAGCGGATGGTCCCAGCGGTCCTCGCTCTCCCAGATCAGCCCGGCCAGATCGCCCGAGCCATAGAACGCCGCATCCACTCGCAGCCCGTCCATGCCCTGCGTCACGACGGACGCCATCATCGGCCGGGGAAAATCCACCGTCCAATAAGGCGCCGCGAACCGCTTGAGCACCCCGCTTTCCTGATCGCGCCGCGCCTCCGCCAGCCAATGGGGCATGCTCCGCTCCTCCTGATATGAACCTGTGTCTGCGGCGCCGCCAAGGCCGGCCTGTCCACCGCCGGAAAGGGACGGCAATCAACGGACGGAGAAGCCTCCGCCCGCAACGCCGTCATGCTGTTCGTGTTTCGGCGTCCAGCAGGCCGGCAAGCGCCGGTCCCGTAGGCGTCATGGATGCTGGAACGAGCCAGCATGACGCCCCCCGATGACCGGCGCCCCATCCAAAGATCCCGAATACGATCCGCCGCGCCCCGCATGCCACGCACCTGCCAACAGCCGCTTTACGCAGTCACCCGCCGCGTTTATTCTCGGCCCCGCACCACGGGGGAGACCGCCATGCAGCCCGTCGATTTCGTCAAGGCGCTCGGCGTCGCCATCCTGATCCTCGCGCTGGACCTTGCCTGCGCCTTCGCCACGGTCTCGTTCTACAGCGTCGCCATCGACCCCGGCCATCCGCGCGACCACTATGTCGCCCTCGCGCCCGCCCTCTCCACCGTCGCCACCCGCATCGCCGGGCCCCTGCTGTTCGCGCTGCTCGTCTGGCTGGTCTCGCGCCGCCGGCCGGACCGCAATCCATGGGTCTTCGCCCTCTCCGTGTTCGGCTTCTACGTCCTCATCGACGGCGCGCTGGTCGCCTTCCGGGGCTTCTTCGTCCCTGCTGTCATCGGCACGCTGGCCCTCAAGCTGCTCGGCGCCCTCGTCGGCGCCTGGCTCGCCCGCCCGCGCCCGGCCTGATCCTTCACGGCTCCGCTCGACACAAACGGAGGGAACGTGTGGGGGCCATCCTCCGCGACCACCCCCGCCCATCAGCACCCATAGGGCCGGCGCAAGCGTCCAAATCCCATGCTCCGCCAACCCAAGCCACGTTCACATCCAGCAAAATCGAGACACATCAGGGCACAACCGGAACGCCTCACTCCGCCAGTGCCCCGCGCACCGCTCGCGCCACCTGCCGCGCGCTGCGGGCCAACGCACGCGGCGCCTCCGCCCCGCCGCCATTGACGGTGATCGAGACATGCACGTCCCGTCCGGCTCCGCCGCCCGCCGGCATCACCTGCCCGCTGCTCGTCGGCAGGAACAGCTCCGGCCCGCGCTCGCCGACCAGATAGGCCCGCCCCGGCCCCACCGGCCCGCCAGTCGCGCGCCCCGGCAGACCGAGCGCACCGGCCAGCAATCCGCCCGCCAGTCCGGGCAGCCCACCGCCGCCAAGACCAAGCGCGCCCAGCCCCTGCCGCACCGCCGCCGAGGCAATCTGCGCGAGGATGGAGAGCGCCACCCTGCCCAGGTCCTCGAACCCCAGCTTGCCGGAGCGCACCGCGCGCAGCAGCCCGGCCTCGATCGCCCGGCCCGCCTTGTCGGCGCCGGCGACCAGCGGCCCCTCCAGCGCCTGCCGCATCTCGGCAATGTCCTGCGTGAACCGCGCCACGTCCGCCCGCACCGCCACGGTGCGCTCGTCATCATCCTCATCCATCGGGGTGCATCTCCTTGAGTCGTACGATCAGCGCCCGGTCGACCGCCGGGGTATCCACGCCCATCGCCTCACCGAGCGGCGCCAGCGCGCTCGCCAGTTCCTCGGGCGTCGCCGCCCAAAATTCCTCCGGCCGCCAGCCGAGCAGCAGCCCGGCCTGCCCGGCGAGCCGCCGCGCAGCCTCCGCAAAGCCGCTCATTGTCCGCCCAGCAGGATCTGCCGCAGGATCGCCCGCACCGCCGGCATCGCCGCGCCGACACCCTGCGCCACCAGCGCCTCGCCGATCCGCTCCCGCGCCAGCCCCTCGGGCCGCCCGGCGCTGCAATGCCAGAGCAGCGCCTCCATCTCGGCCAGCGTGAGCCGCCCCTGCGCCGCCCGCTCGGCGAGCGCCAGCAGCGGCCCCACCTCGCCCTCGGCCGCGACCAGCGCCGCGAAGCTCGGCCGCACGCACAGGTCGCAGCCCGCCACCATGAACGCGGCTTCCCCCCGCGCGGGATTGGCCGCGCCGCTCACAGCGCGCTCACCGCGCCGGAGCTTTCGAGGCTGAGCGTAAAGGTCCGCTCGCCATTATAGTCCCCGGCATAGTCGAGCCGCGTCACGAGGAACTTCCCCCGCAGCCGCTCCCCGCTCTCGAAGCTCAGCTCATAATCGTCGATCGCGCCGGCGAGCGCATGGTCGCGCAGCCTCACCTCGGCCGCCGATCCGGTGAAGATCCCCGCGCCGGAGACGCTCACGGAGCGCACCCCCGCGCCCGGCAGCAATTGCCGCCAACCGCCCGAATCCTTGCTGGTCGCGTTGACCGGCTCGCCGTTCACCGAGACCTGCGTCGTGCGCATGCCGGCGACGGTCGCATAGGTCACCGGCGCGCCGCCGTCGCCGATCTTGAGCAGGAATGCGCTGCCCTTCTCCACTGCCATGGGTGGTTTTCCTTTCGCATTTCAGAGGGAAAATTCGCGCGCGTCAGCCCAGCCGGGCCGCGCGCACGTCATAATCGAGCGTCACCCGCCACCCGGCCCGCCCGCGCACGATCCGCGCCCGGTCGAGCCGCAAGCTGGTGATCCGCCAGCCGCCGGCCTCGCTCGCCATGCCGGCCAGCACCACCTCGACCCGCGCCACCACCGCTTCCGCCCGCGCGCCATCGTCGCCGCGCAGGGTGAGGCGGATCGGCTGGCGCAGCGCGATGCCGTCCACGCCACGCGCGCCCCAGCCGGTCGCCGCGCTGTCGTCCAGTTGCAGCCACGGCGCACTGGCCTTGAGCGGTGCGCCATCGCTCACCTGCTGGACCAGCGCCGCCAGATCCGCGTCGCCGCTCAGCGCCGCATGAATGGCGCCGCGCACAATCACCGCGCCGCTCATGACAGGCGCACCAGCCGCCACGGCCGCCACAGCGCCGTCACCGAGGCCGGCGGATCCGCCTCCAGCCCCTCGCGCCGCGCATGATACTCACCCGCCAGCCGCACGATGCCGTGGCGGATCGCCTCCGGCACGCCGTCAACGTCAGCCGCCAGCCCGGCGGTATAGCCGATCCGCACCCGCCCCGCCGCGCCGGGG